CTCCATTAAGAATATTAGCTAATATGGGCGTAACAGTAGTTATACGTCCTCCGAATGGCGCGATAGGCCCCAATAGCTCCCCAGCAATCCGTTGACAGAACTCCATCTCATATTCAACATAAAGCTGAACAGGGATGTCACCTGCGTTAGCGGTTTGCGGGATAACTAGAAAGGCTCTACCAATCGATTGACCAAATTCTGCGTTTGACTGAGAAACATCTGTAGTATACCACTCCAAGCCTAAACCTCCGAGATTAACAGTATGCTTACTATAGGACCAAGGACGTCCAATAGCAATATTCTCCTGATTAAGGGCTTCGGTTTCGGTATTTGGAGTAGCTAAAGTAGCGAGATTGTCAGTCACTAATGACGACATTCCTGTATACCCAGCCTGTGTTGCTGCAGCAATACCATAGACATGAAATTTGATCATTCGTGGGAAATACCTTCGCCAAACTGCTGCCATAAGAGACAGTCTGGGAAAGGTGACCTCATTGCGCGCATTAAGCACAAAAGATCTAATGGTGGATCCTAGGTTAGACGAATTAAATGTTCCAATAAAATCAACGCCAGAGACACAGCCTTCTGAGCCTGGATGCTTTGGTCTCTGGAAAGACATGCCAATTACCGGTCTCGACATGTCGATAGCGAGGGGTGCATCCACAACCCCCGAGCCAGCAAAACTAATAGTGCTGCGGCTGCCGTGATCGAGGCTTCCGCGGTTGTTGTTTTGCGTTCTTGGGTTGGAATTTCGGCCTTGTTGTTTTCCGTTGTTTTTCTTTTGGAACTTTGGGCGGGCGTTTTGCTTTGTCATTAGCAAGGTTTTCAGATTCCCCTGTGACACGTCCTTCAGTTAACGGTGCGCCGGGACAGCCGCTCCGTTGTGCAACAATCTCCGATGGTGAAGTGCAATAAAGCACTCGCGCCGGGAACTCATCGAATGTTGTCGCGACATCAAGAGCCTTCTCTATCTCGCGAATTCGTTCTACCGTAGTATTAAACTGATCTGCAACATATTCGTATGCTAGGTCAGATGTGGCAGTGGGCCACGAGCCATTTTCAGCCCAATATCTACGATCGGAACGCAGTTCCATCAACCACGTCCGATTTTCCATATCTGGAAAGCAATTATACTTCTTAACGTCTTTGACGCGACCGTATAATCTTATAACAGCCCTACAATAAGGTCCTATAATGGGTGTTTCAGCATCAGTCGCCAAATATCCCAAAGCCTTTGAAGTAGCTGCTACTTCGATTGGTACGTTCTCAG